TGAGAGGGGTGAGAAAATCAGTGGCATTTTGAAGGCAAAGATAGGTCATCTTGAAGAACGGGTGGATTCATTGCAAAGCACTAATGCTGAATTCAAGCAATACACCGACAAGCAGATTCAAAAAGAGGCTAAAAAGAACAAGAAATTGATTGCTGAACTTGAGGGCGTAAAGGCAAAGGCCATTACAGACGGTGACGGCCCCGCAGCGGTAAAGGCTGATAAGGACATTGAAAGACTTCAAGATACAAATGGTGCCACAAACCCTGAAATTGAACGTCTTGCCGCAGATTGGGGGTCGAAAAACGAGTGGTACGGTAAAGACAAGGATTTGACGGAATACGCTGAATTTATATATCCTAGAATTATTGCAGACGGATATACCGGAAAGGCGTATTATGACGAACTGACAAGACGGGTAAAAGCACAACACCCGGAGAAATTTGAAAACCCTAACCGCAAAAAGGCGGGAAGTGTTGAAGATGGAGGAAACAAGCAAGTGAAGGATGGTAAGGACCAAACGTGGGAGAACTTGCCGGATGAGGCCAAGGCCATGTCAAGGCGGTTTGAAAAAGATATACCCGGCTTCAAACGAGAAGATTACGTCAATACCTACGAATGGGACAAGTAAGATGACTTCAAGAACTGATGGAAGAGAGGAATTACCGAGAAAGCGCGTACCGATGGGAGGCCGTCGCACCAAGTTACAACTATCTGAAGAGGACGCTAAAGGTCTGAAAGAGAACGGTTGGACGCCGCGATGGGTGAACGATAAAGACGGTCGCATCCAGCAAGCACAAGCGGGTGGTTACGTATTTGTTACCCCGGAGGAAGCCCCGTCCATTGGGCAGTTCTCTTTAACAAAGGGTAGTGACGACCTCAATGGGAAAGTTAGCTTGACCGTATCAAAGGGTGATCAGGTAATCACTGGAGTCTTAATGAAACTCCAGACCAAGTATTACTTGGAAGATCAGATTTCCAAAGAGCAAGCGAATATTGATTTCGATATCGCCCTTAATGCGGGACAACCCGGTGGAAATGTAGTGGACAATCAATACGTACCAGAGGGGCACGTAAATATAGTCTGACATTTCCAAATCTTATCTTTCAAAAGGAATTGAAAAATGGCAAATTCAGACGCCGCCTTTGGATTCCGCCCGGTTTTTAGAGATGGAAGTCCCTATAACGGCGGAACCTTACGCTGTGTTTTTGCCGCCGCTGATGCAACAGCCGCCTTTATTGGCGATGCTGTAATCCTTGATGGCTCGTCTAATACGGGCTATCCAGGTGTATCTCAGTGTGCGGCGGGTGAGCCTGTGTTTGGTGTAGTAACCGCTTTTGAGGCAAATCCCGATAGTCTTAGTGACCAATATCGGAAGGCCTCTACATTGCGTTTCTGCCAGGTAACACCGGCTCAGGGAACTTACTTTGAAGTCCAGTCTGACGACGATACCACGGCTCTTACCGAGGCGATGGTGGGTTTTAATGCTGACTACATTGTGGGTACTGGAAACACAGCTTATGGCGTTTCTGCAATGGAACTTGATAGTTCTGGTGCAGCGACGACATCCACTCTTGATCTTCAAATCGTAGCATTGGTTGATCGAGCCGATAACTTGCTGTCTGGTACTGGTTCAGGGAACAAAAACGCAATCGTTAAGTTCAATGACCCGCAGGACAAGGCACTTAGGACGGGGATAAGCTAATGGCTGTTATTACAACTGGCAATCACCCGAAATTCTTATGGCCTGGAATCCATGCGATTTTTGGTGGGTCTTACGACTCACACGGTGACATGAACGCCAAACTGTTTGACTTTAAGACCTCGAATAAGAATTACGAGGAACTGGTCGAGCAAACTGGCTTTGGCATCGCTCCGGTTAAACCGGAAGGTTCTTCAACAGCATACGACTCACACGCACAAGGTGTTACATCGCGTGGCACCAACGTCGCTTATTCTCTTGGGTTTATCGTAACCCGTGAGGAAATGGCGGATAACCTGTATGAGTCGGTTGCCAAGGACCGTACCGCTGCACTGGCATTTTCGATGGCGACTACTCGTAACATCGTTGGTGCAAATGTGTATAACCGGGCGTTTAATAGCTCGTATACATGGGGTGATGGGAAGGAATTGCTTGCCGAGGATCACGACTCTTTGGCTGGTAATCAGGCAAATGAACTGTCAACCCCGGCTGATCTTTCCGAGGCATCTCTGGAAGATTTGACGATCAACATTATGGATGTGAAAAACTCCAAGGGTTTGCAAATCGCATTGCAACCAAAATGCTTGATCATTCCTACGGCTTTGACCTACGAGGCACAACGTATCCTGAAGTCCATTGGACGGGTAGCGTCGGCAGACAACGATCTTAATGCGTTGAACAGCCTGAACGTCATACCGGATGTTGTTGTGAACAACTATCTTACCGATAGTGATGCGTGGTTCGTGCGCACCAATGCCCCTAGTGGCATGTGCTGGTTTGACCGTGAAGGAGTCGAGTTTACTAATGACTCAGACTACGACACGGACAATATCAAGCATAAGTCCTACATGCGCTTTACTCCGCTGGTCGGAGATTGGCGCGGGCTGTTCGGATCGGCTGGTGCTTAGAAGTACGGAGGGGCGGGATTTCTCGCCTCTCCTTTTTATATATCCTTGGGGTAACGGAACCTCTTGGAGTTGACCCCTGACAGGGGAGGAATAAAATATGGCGAATTATCCGACGGGTTCACATTTCAAAGGCCCAATCAAACTAGGTTCAGGCTCAATGCTTTTGTCTACAGACGTAGGTGGTATTGCTGCTGCCAAGACCTTAACGGTTGATGAATCAAACGGACAACATTATATCCTTGACGGCGGTACTGGCAAGGCGATTACGCTGCCGGTAGCAACACAGGGCTGGAAATGCAAATTCACCATTGGTGCTACATTCGGTACTGATTTCGTGTTTACGGCAGAAACAGCAGGCACTCTTGAGGGCTGTATTATTGAGGCGGGTGCGGTACAAACCGTAGATGCCAAAGATACCATCACCCTGGAGGATGGCGTTGAGAATATCGGTGACTTCATAGAGTTCTACTCTGACGGTACAACTGTATTTTGTGTCGGTAACTTCCTGACAGCAGACTCAGTAACGCCGGGTTAGGAGAATAATATGGCTAATTATCCTACGGGCACCCACTTCAAGGGACCAATCAAACTTGGCGCTGAGTCGGCGCTCTTAAACGGCGATGTCGGAGGTTTGGCTGCGGCTAAAACCCTGACTGCTGACGAATCAAATGGGCAGCACTATATTCTTGATGGTGGTACGGGCTTTGGAATTACATTACCCGTTCCAACACAGGGTTGGGGTTGCAGGTTCACTATCGGGGCTGCGTTTGCTACAAACTTTGTATTTACCGCTGGCACCGCAGATACCCTTGAGGGTTGTATTATCGTGGCTGGTGCGGCAGTGACCGTAGATGCCGCTGACGCCATTACACTGGATGCGACCAAGGAGAATATTGGAGACTATATAGATTTTTGGTCTGACGGCACAAGTACGTTTGCACACGGCAATTTCCTGACAGCCGCAGCAGCAACTTCAGCCGGTTAATAAACACAGCTAAAGCCGGGGCTTATACCGGCCATTTTTACTTACAGATCGCCTTTGAGCGACAACGAGGAAAATATGTCCAGAGTAAAACACAATGCGCGGCATAACTTTGCCGCAGGATTTAACGCTGCTGTTCCGGCAGATATTGACCTACCATTTTCTACCCCAGGAATGCAGGGCTGGAAATCTTCGACCGAGAACTGGGCACCCGACATGGACTATTCTGCCGACTCTACCCGGTATGAATTTACGGCCATTACGGGTACGGCTACGCCAGTTAATAACGGTCTGCAAATCGCCACATCTGCTGGTGCAGATAATACCGGCGCGCTTATTCAGGCAATTGACCCCAATGTCATCTTCACGGATAACACCAAGAGACTGTACATGGAGGCATCGGTAATGATTACGGCAACCACCGTTGGCGACAACGAATGGTTTGTTGGTTGGACAACCGATCAGGGCACAACTATCGGTGATTTTGTTGCTGCTGATGGTCTTTCATGGGCATTTGATGATGGCTTTGGATTTGGTCATCTTGACGCCGCAACCGGCGTTAGTTTTGTTGCACGACAGGGTGATGTACAGCAGCTTGTTACCAGCACGAAAGAGCTTGTGACGGCTACAAGGCACCTGTTACAGATGTACTATGATGGTGCGACTTACAACCTGTATGTTGATGGTGTGAAGGTTGCATCTGCTTCCAGGACCGTTTTTAACAACGATGCGGCAATGGGCTTTGTTGCCTTCTTCCGAACGGGCGAAGGTGTTGCCAATACGTTTGATGTGAACTTTCAGTCCATAGCAAACGAACTTTAATACGGGAGTGACTATGTATGTCAAACACAATCACAACTCATACCATTATGAATGGGCGCAGAAATCTCATCCTGCAATTCAACATTGTTGCGGACGGGTCCGGGGATTATAGTGCGGCAGAGTTATTTGACGTAACTGATTATACCGATGACGGCGCATCACCTGTTCCCAATAACTTCAAGGTAATGAAGTTAAGCGGCAGGAATGGTGTTGGTACATCATTCAAGTTGCTGTTTGGGTCTGGTGCTGAAAACAACAGGCTGTTCTTTGAGTCCACTGCCGATGATGAGTTTTTCGAGGACTGGTCTGATATTGGTGGATTAAGCACATTACTTGCTTCAACCGATATGTCTGTCAGGATCACGACGGCAGGTTTTGAAGTCGCAGCCGACACCATTTCGCTGACGATATGGATTAAGAAGAAGTATCAGATTCAGGGCAGTTAAATGTCTAAATATGCTTCGATTAGCCAAAAGTCGCAGTCGGAACCATTTAATCTTCAGGTTGCAAGAGGGCAGATTGCCGGACATAGCCACGTACATAAGTACGGGTTTAATGGCGCTGTAGGCAATTCAACAGAAACCATCTGGTTTCAGGGGGGCGTTTACACCTGGCCCACCGCTGCCGCCTTTGACATTATATTGGTAGAAAACTAATGGCGACATCAGGCTCTAAAGACTACTCCATAACCCGCGCTAACATTATAGATGCGGCACTCCGCAAGACCGGAGAATTTGATGCTGGCGATACGGTTCCCGGCGATGAAACCACTGCGGCTGATTTTGCCCTTAATCTGATGATTAAAGAATGGGTCGCAAGGGGCATTGATATCTGGTTGCGAGATGAAGTTACTTTATTCTTACAGCCAAACCAGCAGTCCTATGCTATGGGAACGGCTAATGCCACCACCTCTTACGTGGAAACAACCACTACGGCAGCAGAGGTTACTTCGGCAACGGTCATTGATGTGACCAGTTCAACCGGAATGACGGCAGCAGATATCATCGGCATTAAGCTCGATGATGACAGCATTCATTGGGATACCATCGCAACGGTCGATAGTTCAATACAGGTCACAATCACCACCGGCATTGCCAGTGCTGCGGCCTCTGGAAACAAGGTCTATGCCTATACCACTACGGCAGGACGACCGCAAAAGATTATCTCGGCCTTTCGACGCGACATAAACGCCCTCGATACCCAGGTCTCGATCATTGGTGAGACAGATTATCGCAGTCAGTCAAACAAAGCATCCGAAGGACCGCCCGTTGAGATTTGGTATCAACCGACCCTAACGACAGGGACTTTATACGTGTGGCCTGTAGACGGAGGTAAAAATTGGGATAAACTGGTTTTAAGTTGTCAGTTCCTGCCGGACGATTTCGATTCCGGTGCGGATAATCCCGAATTTCCGATTGAGTTTGGTAATGCCCTTGTATGGGGTCTTGCAGCAGAACTTGCCTCAGAATACGGACTGCCCCCAAAAGAGGTTCAATATTTAGAGGCCAAGGCCGAACACAAAATCGACATTATGCTGAATTACGATGTTGAAAATGCAAGCGTTGAATTTGCCCTGGATGTGCGTCATTAAGATTCCCTTTGTAGGTGGGTCTTATCAGGGGCGCTCTACGAACGTCGCCTCGCAGCGCATGATCAACTATTTCTTTGAGAAGAACGTGGACGGTGAATCTTTAGTCTCTGTTCCGGGTTCGACTGTTTTAGTCACTCCCAAAGTCGGGGAGGTCAGGGGCGCTATTGAATATAACGACCTTGCCTACTTTGTCATTGGCAATACTTTTTACGAGGTTAATTCAGCAGGAACTGCAACTTCCAGAGGTACGTTAAATACCTCTTCTGGAAGAGTTTCTATGGCGCACAACGGGCTTAGAGGTTCTGCCAACAAGCAGGTAATGATCGTTGATGGCTCTGATGGTTGGATTTACGATAATGATACCCAGACCCTTACAGTCATCTCGGATGCTGATTTTACCGATTCTCTCTCGGTTGTTTTTATTGATGGTTACTTTTTGTTCGCCCAGAAGGACTCAGACCGTTTTTGGCTAACGTCTTTATATGATGGTACGAGCATTGACGCACTGGACTTTTCAACAGCAGAGGGCGATCCAGACGATATTCAGTCTTTAATAGCCGATCAGAGAGAACTATTTATATTCGGTAAAAGGACGTTGGAGGTCTGGTATAACTCAGGCGATACAGACAATACTTTCCAAAGATTTCAGGGGGGATTTAAGCAAACAGGCTGTGTGGCTAAATTCACCCCTGCACGAGTGGATAATAATATCTACTGGCTATCAAGAGACGAGAGAGGTCACGGCCAAATCGTAAGGATGGGTGAGGGTTATTCTCCCCAGGTTATTTCAACACCCGCCATTGCTTATCAGATATCGACTTATTCGAGAATTGACGATGCTTTTGGTTATGCTTATCAACACGAAGGCCATGAGTTTTACGTCATCACCTTTCCTACAGCAAAAGCAACGTGGGTTTATGACGCATCTACCAAAGAATTTCATGAAAGAGGCCATACGATTTCCGATACATTTCCCAACAGGGAAAGATACAACTGTCACGTATTTGCCTTTGGTGAACATTTATTCGGTGATGTCAGTAACGGCAAAATCTATAAACTGGATTCCACTGTAGGCACGATTGATTCTGTCCGTATTCCAAGAGAAAGGACTTCATCAACCTTTACGAACGAAGAAAAAAGAATTCGTATTGCTGCTTTACAATTGGATATGCAAGAGGGCATTGGCGATCCCAATGTCTCTACCGATACGGGTATGTGGATGTCCTGGTCTAAAGATGGTGGGCATGTTTACTCCAACGAACTTGAAAGAACGGCGGGGGAAGCGGGTGAATATGACAGTAGGGTTATCTGGCGACGATTAGGACACGCCAGAAACTGGACTTTTAAGTTAAGAACGTGGACGCCCAACCCGCATGTCCTGAAAGGCCTTTACGCCAGATTATACGGCGAGTCTCGACATGACGGTTAATACTCGCTTACAGGAAAACCCTATCTTACAGCGTATGCCACAGACGCAAAGAGACTGGATTCAGTATCAAAATGAAATGGCAAAGTGGGTTCGATATATCGTCAAATTAGGTGATGGGTCTTTAACAGATTCTGCGGGCACGACAATATCCGGCTTAGATGAAATGCCGGGAACTTTGGCGGGCACAGATTCAATCAATACCTCTTCGGCGTTTAATGTCGGCTCAATCCAAAGCGCATCTCCCCTAACGGCTGCTGATGTTGGCTCTGATACGACCATTACCATAGCGGCGCATAATGTTTTATACGACACCACTACGCTGGCTTATAATTCCGGGTCTATAACGGGCCTTGCATTTTCAACAAAGTTTTATGTCTATGCAGATGACGCAGATAAAAATGGTGGTGCGGTGACATATCTTGCAACTACCACCCAAACAGACTTAACTACAAGTGCAGACCGATATTTTGTCGGTTCCATAACAACCCCCGCTGATGGTGCTGGCGGAACAGGTGGATTGCCTGGTGGTGGTGGTGGTGGGTTTGAACCATGAAAGTTGAAGTTATTGAAAGAACGGATGAGTTCATTGTTCTGGAAGTTTCTTCACCCGGACTACCTGCCAAACGAACCTCAGTACATATTGATGCGATTATTGACGGACGCACCACTTTGGAAGAACAGATGGAGATTGCAAGAGCCGATGGTGAGAAAAGGCTTGTCAGGCTTAATGCAATGAATGCACTGCTCGATGGGTGAAGTAGACAAAATCAGGGCAAATATTCTGGACCTTGAAGCGGCCATGAAGTCGATGGACTCTTATGACCCTGAAGGCAAGGAAACGTGTCGGATTCGTCATTATTTCGCACCGGGGGTGTATGCTAGGGAAATGTTCATGCCTGAAGGGGTATTGATTACGGGTAAGATTCACAAAACCGAGCATTTGAACATGCTTTCTCAGGGGAAAGTATCGGTATCAAATCAGGGTGAGTCGATTACAATGAAGGCTCCATATACCTTTGTTTCCCAGATAGGCACGAAAAGGGCGATTTACGCCCACCAAGACAGTACATGGACAACCATTCATGCCACTGAGTTAGATGACCCTGAAAAGATAGAGCAGGAGATTATTGCAGAAGATTTTAAGGCACTGGATGCCTTTATTGCGAAAAGGATTTCATAATGAGTTTTATTCTTGGCAGCGTACTGATAGGTGCTGGTGCAACAATTGCTGGTGCTGCCATATCATCTGGTGGTGCTAAGGATGCGGCTGAAACCTCAGCGGCGGGTTCTGATCGAGAAATAGAATTCAATCGTGAATCCAGAGATTTAGCCCGCGCAGACCAAGCGCCCTATCGAGAGGCCGGATACACCGCGTTAGATGCCTTAATGTCATTGACGGGCTTGGGTGGTCCACAAGGTGGTCCGAAGGCAGCGGCCCCAAGCCGACCCAGACGTGGTGGAGAACCTGTGTTTTACCCAAATGGTGCGGGTGGACCAGACATGTCATCTCGATTGTGGGACAGCGGATATTACGACCGCCCAAGCTCTATCAACCCCTTTGATTTCCTTGATGCTGGCGATTGGGAAGGTCGTGTTAATGGTGGGGCAATGTATCCAAACACCATCTACAACGTCAGTGAACTCAGTCCAGAGAATGTTTATTCTGGTGGGGCGGTTACTCGCAATCCCAATCCCGTGACGATTGATGGCGAAACGGGCTATGTCGAACCGAATATTCAAGGCCGTCAGGAAGGTGGCATGATAGGTGGTGCATACGATCCCAGAATCAGGGTGCCGCCACAACGAAGGGATACAGCCATAAATCCGGGTTATCCGACCGAAAATCCCGGTGGTGTTGAGGGCGGTTATAATTTCATGACCGATCCGGGTTATGGGTTCCGAAGAGACGAAGGAGCGCGCGTAGTTGAAAGGAGTGCGGCTGCAAGGGGTGGGTTACTTTCCGGTGGAACCGCCAAGGCGCTGACTCGCTACGGTCAGGGCTTTGCCTCGAATGAATTTGGTAATGTCTATAACCGCATAGCAAACATTGCTGGTTTAGGACAGGTCGGTGCAACTCAATCGGGTAATGCTGCTTTATACGGCGGCGCACGGATGGGTAATGCCGCCTCTGAGGGCGCGAACGCAACCGCTTACGGAGAAATAAACGCAGGTAATGCGTGGGCCAATGCTGGAAACCAGATAGCTCAAATGCCTTGGGACAGGATATTTGGAGAACCCTAATGGCTGCTTATAACCCCCCACAACAAATCCTTTTCAGCCCGGTAAGTAATTATTATCAGGGTAAGGCGATTCGTGCCGGACTTGCTGCACAGGAACAAGATGCTGAATTCAAGGATCTTCAGATAGACTTGGCGGAACAGGAACTTAAAGATGTTCCCACTAAGCGTGAGGCAGCGAGAAAAGCCGCTTTATTACAGCAAGAGAATATCCGAACTCAAATTGATGAACGGCTGCGTCAGGGTGAACGCGAAGAACTGGAACTATCTGCTAAAGCCTTAACACCCTTGTTGACTGATTACTCAAACGAAAAAAACGAAGACCTTGCCCTTGAGGGATTCAATAAAAACATCGGTACTGCCATTCAGTCTTTGAGTGAAAAAGAACAATTAAAAGTCATTGAGGCGATGGGAGAAGACAAGCAGTTCGATCACGATGAAGTGCATCGGATTGGTCTTGGCGTGAGAATGTTCACTGATGACGAAAAGG